CCCGTATACCCGATACTGTTTAGTATCCTGAACTTTACGACGCACCGCACGTACTGCAGCCCAGAAAATTAGGCTTTCAAGTTCGAACGTGTAGCCGTTTCCCATAGCGCTAAAAGATTTTAGTATCTCATACTTTCCATCACCATCGAATGGTTCTGCCATAGTTGTACGGCAAAGTTCCATCGCGTGTAACCAACCTGGATCGGCTTCTCGGAAAAGAAGCCGAACTAGATAGGTACATATATGGTCGGATGCCCCTTTTAAGTCAAGTGTGACCATTGAGGGAAGAGAACTAGAACCTAGCTTGGCCAAGATCTGATTAGGCTCTTGGGTGTTGAGGTCAAGACCATTTAAAGCTAATTGGTCTCGCAACATTACACCTATGCCAAGCTGCGCAAAGACGTTGAGACCCGGTTGGGCACGAATGCTCCTATGGGTTTTAGCGTTCTTTGGAACCATCGTATATCGGTCACCGGGCTCGATCTGCACATCAAATTTGTAAACGATCTCCTCCTCCTCCACGTATGTGGAAAAGGGGTCGGCGCCACTGTTTGACAATGCTTCAAGCCATGGGATAGAACTTGAGATCAAGTTAAGCCCAAATGGAAGAAAAGTCGCAGTACAACTAGGACGATGGACTAGTTTCTCATAGTCTATTTCACCCTGTTGGCCTAGGGCCCTTCCGGGTCCAAAACGGCAACTCGACTCCCAGCGAGTGGAATCGAACGATCCAAGCGTCCTGGCAATGTCTGCCTGCATTTGAGAAATTAGATGCAAGTATGCAGAATTCTCCTGAGAAGGAGTATTCCAGTTTGCTTTTAGTCGTCGATTAGATTGTGCGCATGCTTCTTCAGCATCTGCAGCGGCCTGTTTACAGGCCATCTCAGGATCTAATTCCGGGTGTTGAAAATTTGGCCATTTCGATAAAATCGACACAGCTAGATAATCATCCTCGAAATTTGGTTGATATCCAGTATTTGGTAAAACCTCATACGGATAATCAGCCACAGATACCTTCTTATTTACCAATTGCTCAAATTCTCCATATTTAAGGAGTAGAGCGCATGATAAACTAAGAGGTGTATCGAGACCCTGCCACAATTGCACGGCAACGTTGAGATAATCCCGACTCGATAGTCGGAATTTCGAAATCAGAGCCTTTAGTTCACGAGAAATCCGTGATCGGCCCTGCGTCCTAGCTTTCTTCTTGGACGTCATTGAATGGCCTCTTACCCAGAAATCGACTCACCGGTGACCACAAGCAGCTGAATTGGGGTAAGTCCCAAAAGAGCAGCGAGCGAGTACATCAGTTCGTACTTTTCTGCGGTAGTAGACCGTTCGTTGACTTTCGTCTCGACAGTAGCCGAATTGGTATACTTGACGAGTCCAGTAACTCCATCCACAATCGGATGAACGATTTTGAGGCTTCGCTTCTCATAGCTGGCCGTCGTTTTCCGAACGAATGCACTAGCGCGTTTGTTACCGATCGTAGTCCCCTGGTCGCGGTTGACCCAGGAGGCGTACTGGCCGGTCTGAACACGTTCAGGCACATACGTTTTGTTCGCGTTGGCCGAATCTTTGAGGCTGATGTTAGCAATAGTTGCCATGGTTTTACTCTATATAAGGAGTTGAAAAGACTAAGAACGATAATTGCGTATTAAGGCAATTGCATCTAATGCCCTTGGAATATTAAGGTCAAGAGATACTCTTAGTGAGGAGGGTGTGAACGTGGCTCTCCTTCTATAAAACCTACGTTCTATTTGGGGCTCCG